GTTGCGCCAGTCGCTTGAGGAGCGTGCCCGGTTGCTACCGGTTGCGGAGTCGTCCACTGAGGCGAGGAAGCAGTTGCGTGATCTCAATAAGGAGATCAGCGAGTGGCTTTCGCTGCTTGGTTTTGATCCGACTTCGCGTGCCCGCTTGGGGCTGGCTGAGGTGAAGGCGGCTTCGACGTTGGAGAAGTTGCAGGCGAAGCGTTCGGGCGCCTAGGCGTTCTTGAGGTACAGGTTCACCATGAACCGCTGCGGGTTGTCGTATGACCGCCATTTGATGATGGCTTCGCCGTCTAGGGGTCCTCGGGTTTTGATGGCGTGCGGCAGTTGGGTCCAGCCGGTGGGCAGGTTGGCGACCGTTTTGCCGTTAACGGTGACGACGTACTGCTTGCCGATAATCGTGGCTTGGGCCGGAAGTGTCTTGTCTCCTGTCGGTTCTTCGTTGTAGATGGCGTAGCAGTTGGCGTAGTCAATGTCGGCGATGTACCAGCTGCCGCTGATGGTGCCGTCATCGTTGAGGTGGCCGCCGTCCCAGTTGCTGTAACTCATGTGTCCCCCTTTTTGATGAGCCTACCTCTGGAGCCCTGCGCATGGCACCCAGGAAGGTGAAGGGTTGGCCGCCGGCCATCCTGACCCCTGTCCCTCAACCTGACATCAAACGTGGTGACGGGCCGTTGGTTGCCGAGTTCATTGAGGCGTTGTGCCCCCAGGTCAAGGACTCGGTGGGTGGTCGCGCTGGGGAGCCGTTGCTGCTGCGTCCTTGGCAGCGCAAGCTCATGGATTCACTGTTCGCTCGTCGAGCAGATAAGCGGCTGCGGCATCGGGTAGCGGTCGTTGGGCTGCCCCGCAAGAACGGCAAGTCGGCGCTTGGCTCAGGCATCGCGCTCTACGGCTTGTTCATGGGGCCACGCGGCGGCGAGGTTTACTCCTGCGCCGCTGACCGGGAGCAGGCCCGCATCGTTTTCGGTTCGGCGAAGCAGATGGTGGAGATGTCGCCGGAGCTTGCCGAGCAGGCGAAGTTGTATCGGGATGCGATTGAGATTCCGGCGACTGGCTCCGTGTACCGGGTGCTCTCGTCCGAGGCCTTCACGAAAGAAGGACTAAGTCCGACGCTCGTGGTCTACGACGAGCTCCATGCAGCGCCTAACCGTGAGCTCTGGGACGTTATGACACTGGCCCAGGCCGCGCGCTATGACGCCCTCACGTTGGCGATTACGACGGCTGGTGTCAGGACTGACACCAGCGGCCAGGACTCGGTGTGTTATGGGCTCTATCAGTACGCCCAGCGGGTCGCGGCCGGCGAGGTCGAGGACCCGTCGTTCTTTGGGGCCTGGTGGCAGGCGGAACCGGACTGTGACCACCGCGACCCGAAGAACTGGCAGATCGCCAACCCGGGCTACGGCGACATCCAAGACCCCGAGGATTTTGAGTCTTCGGTGAAACGGACGCCGGAGGCGGAGTTTCGCACGAAGCGCACCAATGTTTTTGTCAGCTCGCAGCAGGCTTGGTTGCCGCACGGTGCTTGGGACGAGCTGCCTGAGATGGCGCCGGTGGATGACCGGACCCCGGTGGTCCTGGGTTTCGATGGCTCGTTCTCGGGTGATACGACGGCGATTGTTGGCGTCACGATTGAGGAGACCCCGCGCGTCTGGCTGGTCGATTTGTGGGAGAAGCAGCCCACCGACCGTGACGACTGGCGGGTGGACATTGGGACGGTTGAGGCTCGGATCTTGGAGACGTGCGGCCGGCTCAATGTGGTCGAGGTGGCGTGCGACCCGTTCCGCTGGCAGCGATCGATGGAGGCGCTGGCCGAGGCCGGCGTTCCGATTACTGAGTACCCATCGTCGAGCCCAGCTCGCATGGTGCCATCGACGGCCAAGTTCTATGACGCGGTGGTATCAGGCCAGGTGTCGCACGATCATGCTCCCGCTCTTTCCCGCCATTTGGACAACTGCGTCATCAAGGTCGACTCCAAGGGGCCGCGGGTAGTCAAGGAGCACCGCGGCTCTCCTCGCAAGATTGACGCCGCTGTTGCGGCCATCATCGCTTTTGACCGGGCTACCCATCGCCGCGAGGCGGAGCCCGAAGCACCTGTCGCCAGTTTCTTCTCAGTCTAGGAGCCGTATGCGCATCGCCCTTGCTTTGCAGATCGCTGGCTGCGCTGCGCTCATTGTCGGGTGCGCCCTTGTGGCGCCTTGGCTCGGTTTCGTTGTCGCTGGGGTCTGCGGCCTGGCTTTCGGTGTCGCGCTTGAGAGAGGCCTCTGATGCTCGGGAACTTGTTCGGCGGTCAGCCGATGGAGGAGCGGAACCTCTCCTACCAACAGGTCTGGGGTTCCGGCATTGACGTGTCGGGCTTCGCCACTTGGGCGGGCACGGTCGTCAACCAGAAGAACGCCCTTGAAATCGGCGCTGCCTACGCTTGCGTGCGGTTGCTTTCGGACACGATCTCGACGCTGCCGGTGGACACGTTCATTCGGCGTGACGGCAACCGGCTTCCCTACCGGCCGCGGCCCGCTTGGGTGTACGAGCCCGAGGGGCCAGGGTCAAGCCGCATTGAGTATTACAAGCAGATCGTTGTGTCGATGCTGCTGTCGCACGGGGCCGTAGTGCAGATCCTGCGCAACGGCAACGGCGAGATCGTTGCGCTTCAGCCGCTTGACCCGACCCGCGTGGACATCCGCCGGAACCCGGCGACCCGTTTGCGCGAGTTCGTCATTGACGGGGGCCAGGCCGTCCTGCCTGGCGAGGACGTGCTCTACATCCCCGAGATGCGCCGCCCTGGTTCGCTTAAGGGTGTCAGCCGCGTGGACGAGCTCAAGCAGACCCTCGGCCTAGCAAAGGCGCTGGATGAGTTCGCCTCGCGGTACTTCTCCAACGGTGCCAACACCTCGGGAATGATTGAGTTCCCCGGCAACCTGACGCAGGAGCAGGCCAAGGATCTGGTCGACGCTTTTGAGGCTGGGCACAAGGGCTTGAAGAAGGCGCACCGTCCTGGCGTGCTGTCGGGTGGCGCGAAGTTTGTGAAGACGGGCTCGGATGGCGAGCAGGCTCAGATGCTTCAGAGCCGCCAGTTTGCGGTCGAGGAAGTGGCCCGCGTGTTCCGGGTGCCGCCATCCATGATCGGGCTGAACACGCCCGGAGCTATGAGCTACGCAAGCGTGGAAAGCAACATCATCAGTTATGCCCGATTCTCTCTGGCCCCGCTCGTCGCTTGCATTGAGGAAGCGCATAACAGGCTCCTCCCGGGTGACGTGTTCCTGCGCGTCAACATGGACGGGCTGCTGCGAGGCGACTCCGCGACGCAGGCGCAGGTGTTCTCCACTGGCCTCCAGGCCGGTTACCTCTCAGTCAACGACGTGCGCAACCTTATGGATCTGCGACCCGTCGAAGGTGGCGACACCCCCCGCGTCCCGCTAGCCAATATTGCGGTGCAGTCCGCCGGCATCGTTGAGGAGCGCGAGCGCGTCGAAATGGCCGCCAAGCTCGTCCAGTCGGGCTACGACCCGGCCGACGTGCTTACAGCTCTCGGTCTTCCGCCTATGGGCCACACGGGCCTGGCGTCTAACCAGTTGCAGCCGGCCGAGAACGCCCAGGTCTGACGTGCCCGAGGTCCCCGGCTACATGGCGTCCGCGGCCCGCAAAGGGCTGGCCTTCCGAGCCGACGGCTATGGCGGGGACGGCCTGGCGGATCGCACCATCCGCGAGGCCCGTCAGATCGCCGACGGGCAAATGTCCGACGACAAGGTCATTCGGGCGAACGCCTGGGCGGCCCGGCACGCGGTCGACCTCGAGGCGCCGCAGAACAGCGACGGCAACCACCCCGACTACCCAGGCGCCGGAGCCGTCGCGCACTACCTCTGGGGTATCGACCCCACTGACCCTGAGCCTGCGAGGCGCTGGCTTGAGCGCGAGGCCGAGCGCATCCGTGAGGAAGAAGGACGAAGCATGACAGGTATGGAGACCCGCCACGTCACTGTGGATGAGTGGGAGTTCCGCGAGGCAGCCTCCGGTGACGGTATGAGCTTCACCGGCTACGCCGCAGTCTTCAACTCGCCCAGCGAGCCTCTGCCCTTCACCGAGACCATCGCCCCTGGCGCCTTCGGCCGCTCGCTCAAGTCCCGCAATAACGTGCGGATGCTGGTCAACCACAACCCCGAGAAGCCCCTGGCCTCAACCCGGTCCAAGACGCTGCGCCTGAGCGAGGACTCCACTGGCCTCCTGGTCGATGCTGACCTCCCCGGTGACGTCACCTACGCGCGCGACCTGTCGGCCCTGCTCAAGGCCGGCGTCGTGGACGCCATGAGCTTCGGTTTCACCGTGCCGCGTGGCGGAGACTCCTGGAACGAGGACGGCAGCCAGAGAGTCCTCAACTCCGTGCGATTGCATGAAGTCAGCGTGGTCACGTTTCCGGCATACCCAGCCACCTCGGCCTCGGTGCGGGCTATCGACCAGCTCGCCGACAAGACCGGCGAGGACGCCGCAGCCCTGAACGACGCCCTCGACGCCCTTGAGCGCGGCGTACAGCTGACCGAAGACCAGGCTGGGCTGCTGTCCGCAGTCGTTGCCAAGCTGACTCCCGCAGTGGAGCCGCAGCCTGAGCCTGAGCTTGTGCCTGCAGGCCCGTCCATCGACGTGCTGCGCACCAAGCTCGACCTGGCCTTCAAGGCCTAAGACTTCCTCGCCGCGTGAGCCGCGGCTAGGTCCCCGCTCTGAGGAGCCTCGGCGGGATCGCAAAGAAACACCTGCGCATTCCAAAACCGAGACCCCAGGAAGGGGTGAACTACGTTGTCCGAGTACCTGAAGAAGCTCGTGGAGGATCGCCAGTCCGCCTACCACGCAGCAAAGGCAAAGATGGACGAGGCCGCCGCCGAGAGCCGCGACCTGTCCGCCGAGGAGCGCGAGTTCGTCGACCGCACGTTCGCGGAGCTCGACGAGAAGCGTTCGCTCATCGACACCCTCATTACCGCTGAGAAGCGTGAGGCTGAGATCGCCGAGGCGATGCGTGGCGTTGAGAATGTCGCCCGCCCCGTCGAGGCCCGCTCCGCTGAGAAGTCCGATGCGGACGTCCTCCGCGAGCTCCTGACCGGCGAGCGCCGTGCCTACTCCTTCCAGTTTGAGAAGCGCGATATCGCCAAGACGAGCAGCAACGCCCCCGTGCCCACGTCCTTCTCGGATGCGGTCATCGACCAGGCCCGCCTCGTCGGCCCGATGCTCGACCCGAGCGTCGTCACCGTCCTCAACACCGCCTCGGGTGAGGATCTCGTCCTCCCGTCGCTGGCCTCCTGGTCAACCGCGGCGATCGAGGCCGAGGCCGCGACCATCGACGAGTCGGACCCGGCGTTCGGCAAGACCACGCTCAAGGCCTACAAGTACGCCTTCCTCGTGCAGGTCTCGCAGGAGTTCCTGGCCGACAGCAACATCGACGTCGTTGGCTTCCTCGGCCAGCAGGCCGGCAACGCCATTGGCTACGCCGTGAACAACGCCCTCACGGTCGGCACCGGCACGGTGCAGCCCAAGGGCATCGTGGACGCCTCGACCCTCGGCGTCACCGGCGGCACGGCGAGCGCTACACGCGGCACCGGCGGATTCACCGCTGACGACCTCATCGACCTCGTCTACTCGCTGGACGGCGCGGCTCGCCGCCTGCCCGGCTTCGGGGTCATGGCCAACGGCTCCACCATTGGCGCGATGCGCAAGCTGAAGACCTCGAGCGGCGACTACGTCTTCGTTCCGACGCTTGCTCCTGGCACCCCCGACACCATCCTCGGCAACTACGCCCTCATCGAGAACCCGGCGATGGCGAACGTTGGCGCTTCGGGCAAGTCAATCGTGGCCGGGCATCTGCCCAGCTACTACGTCAGGACGGTCGGCGGCATCGACGTCGCCCGCTCGGATGACTTCGCCTTCAACACCGGCCAGGTCACCCTCCGCTTCCAGATCCGCGTCGACGGCAACCTGCCGCAGACGTCGCACGTCAAGCACTTCATTGGCGGCACCGCCTGATCTGAGGCGACCTAGACGTGGATGGCCCCGCCTTTGCGCAGGGGGGCGGGGCCATCCACACCCCCTGCGCACACCTAGGAGAAACGGTGGCCCATGCCACGAAAGCTTCCAACACTCGCAACAATTCACGCAGCGGGAATCCCGCTCGACGTGCCGCCGCCCGAGAGGGAGCAGCTGCTCCGACTGGGACTGCTGCACGAAGAATCATCTGGGCCAGCAACGCGCCCTGGACGCCCACGGGCTACGGCGAGCAAACCCAGCAAGTCACCAGGCGCCTCAAGCAAGCCGGCCACCAAGTAGCCATCGCCTCCAACTACGGGCTCGAGGGCTCAACGATGGAGTGGGAAGGCCTGCCCGTCTACCCGCGCGGCCTTGACGTCTACTCCAACGACGTCATCCCCGCCTATGCCATGGACTTCGGTCGCCCGACCGGGCAGCAGTCCGTCGTCATCACGCTCTTCGACTGCTGGGTCTTCAAGGGCGCCGGCTGGGATGTCCTGGAGCGGGTCGCCTCTTGGGTGCCCATCGACCACTTCCCCGCACCGACCCCTGTCATTCAATGGCTTGCCCGCCCGAATGTGACCCCGATTGCTATGTCGCAGTTTGGGCTTGACGCCATTGAGCGCCACGACATTGAGTCGCTCTATGTCCCGCACGCCATCGACACCAAGGTCTTCAAGCCGACCGAGTTGATGCAGGGCAGCGACGGCCAAGTGCCCGCCCGGCAGTGGATGGGCATACCCGAGGACGCCTACGTCATCGGCATGGTCAGCGCCAATAAGGGCAGTGTCGACCGCAAATCCTTTGCCGAGTCATTCCTCGCGGCCGGCATGTTCATGCAGCAGCACACTGACGTCTGGCTCTACCTGCACACCGAGCCTAGCCCGGCGATGGCCGGCCTGGACCTCCGGGCACTTCTTGCCGCCACTGGCGTGCCGATGGATCGAGTCGCCTTTGCTGATTCGTACTCCTATCGGATGGGCATCCCCAAGGATGCCCTGGCCAGCATCTATACCGGCATGGACGTCCTGCTCCAGCCCAGCCGCGGCGAAGGCTTCGGCATCCCCGCCATCGAGGCCCAGGCCTGCGGCACCCCGGTCATCGTGTCCAACGCCACCGCCCAGCCTGAGCTCGTCGGCGACGGCTGGCTCTGCGAGGTGCAGCCCGCCTGGGACGTGTCCCAAGGCTGCTGGTTTTTCACCCCGCTAGTGCCGTCCATCGTGGACAACCTTGAGGCCGCTTACGCGCGAGGCCGGGGCCGCTCCCAGCAGGCCATCGACTTCGCCGCCCAGTACGACGCCGACGTCGTCTTTGACAAGTATTGGCGGCCGGCGCTCGACATCCTCCTGGCGCCATGAGGGTCGCCTGGGTCACGCACCACATTCCCAGGGTCGAGCAAAGGCACGAGGCATTGCTGCCCGGTAAGTACGCGGGCGGCGCCGAGCGAAATACCGACTACATGGTCACCTCCGCACCGGACGGTGTCGACGTCACCTACATCGAACCCGAAGCCGCTGAGAGCGCCGCAGACGCGGCATACGACCGCGTAGTAGTCGGAGGCACCGACAAACTGTCTGAAGCCTCTATGAATTTCCTAGCGGCTCTCAGGCCCATCGTCTGGGTGCAGCACGCCCAGCACCGCACACCCGCAAAGGCCGACCTATTCCGGCAGGCCTCCCGATTCCTGACCATGAGCCGAGCGCACATGGGCTGGGAAGCCGAATGGACCGGCCGGGCCGACGCCTACATCCACTCCCCGGTTCCCCCGGACTGCGTCGCCCCAGCCGACAAAGAGCCCTTCGCTCTATTCGCAGGCAGGAAGCACCCGGCCAAGGGAAAACTCAACGCCCGCATTTGGGCGCAGCGCCAGGGCATCGAGCTCGTCGAGCTCGAGAACGCCCCGCACGAAGTTGTGCTGGAGCACATGGCCCGCGCCAAATACTTCGTCCACCTCCCCAAGGAGCGGGACGCCTGTCCACTCGTCGTCATTGAGGCAACCCTCGCTGGCTGCGAGATAGTCACCAACTCCCTCGTCGGGCGGCTAGAGCCTGGCGACCCTGCGGCAGTCCTCGCCCAGCAACCCGAGCGGTTCTGGCGAATTGTGGAGGAAACAGCATGAAGATCGTTGTCACCGGCTCCGCCGGCACCATCGGCGCTCCCTTGGTCGCCGAGTTGCGCGAGCGCGGCCACGACGTTTGGGGCGTTGAGCTCCAGCACACCGGCCAGCCGCAGACGATTCGCGCTGACGTCGCCGACTACCGGCAGCTGCGCGCAGCCTTTGACCGCATCGGCGACTTTGACCTCGTCTATCACCTGGCCGCCGAGTTCGGGCGCATCAACGGCGAGGAGCACTACGAGCAGGTCTGGCGCACCAACGCCATCGGCACCCGCAACGTCCTTGAGCTCCAGCGTGATCGCGGCTTCCGCCACGTCTTCGCCTCCTCCTCCGAGGTTTATGGCGAGGCCGACGCCGAAGCCATTGATGAGCGGTACCTGCTTGATAACCCGCAGCCCAGGCTGACTAACGACTACGCCATCAGTAAGCGGGTCAATGAGGAGCAGATCCGCAACTTCGCCGACCGCTACGGCACGAAGACGATGACGTTGCGGTTCTTCAACGCTTACGGCCCTGGCGAGCGGTATCACGACTATCGCTCGGTGGTGTGCCTCTTCGCTTACCGGCTACTGACGGGCAAGCCGATCACGGTGTACGAGAACTACCATCGGGTCTTCCTCTATCAGGGCGACTTTTTGGTGACCCTGGCCAACGCCGCCACGAGCTTTGCCCCAGGCGAGACCGTAAACGTCGGCGGCGACGAGTACGTCAGCGTTGAGGACATGGCAAACATGCTGCTCGATGTCACCGGCGCTCACCCGTCTCTTGTCAACAGGTTGCCGCTGGACAAGCACAACGTCACCAGCAAGAAGCCTGACATTTCCAAGGCCAAGGCTCTGCTGCACCACACCCCGCGCACAAGGCTCGCTCAGGGACTCCCCCTGACCGTCGACTGGATGCGGAAGCATTACGAAATCGGAGGCTGACCGTGGCGATTAGCAACGGCTACGCAACCCTGGCGCAGATCAAGTCTGCGCTGCGCATCTCCGCAGGCGACGCCACCGACGACGCCCTACTCGAAATGGCTGTCGAGTCCGCGTCCCGCCTCATCGACGCCTACTGCGGACGCAACTTCATCAACGCCGGCACCGCTACCCGGTACTACAACACCGAAGACCCCTATGTCGTACAGATCGACGATGCCCGCTCTATCACCCAGGTTCAGACCTCGACTAGCCTTGATGGCGTCTACGACACGACCTGGACCATCGGCACCGCTGGCGGGCAGGGCGATGCCCAGCCTGAGCCCATCAACGACTACCTCGGTGGGGTCGTGTGGCCCTACACCCGCATTCGCGCCATCGGCGACTACTCGTTCCCGACCGGGCCGGAAAACTCCATCAAGGTGACAGCGGTCTTCGGCTGGCCCAACATTCCAGTCACGGTGACCCAGGCCACGATCCTCCAGTCCTCGAGGATCTTTACCCGCCTCCAGTCGCCCCTGGGCGTGGCCGGCTTCGGGGACATGGGCATCATGCGCGTCAGCCGCGGCCTAGACCCCGACGTCGCGCAGCTCATTGAGGGCTACCGTCGCGTCAACGGTGTCGCATGACCGCCCTCACCGACCTGCGCACCGGCCTCGCCAACCGGCTCGCCACCATCAGCGGCCTACGCTCCTCGGCCTACATTCCCGACAACCCGCAGCCCCCCGTGGCCGTCGTTATGCCGGGCCGCATCCAGTACGACACCGCGTTTGGGCGCGGGTCGGACGAGTACCAGTTCACCATCATGCTCATCGTCGGCCGCGTAGCCGACCGGGCATCGCAGACCAACCTCGACGCCTACTGCGCCTCTAGTGGTAGCGCGTCGGTGAAGGCGGCAGTTGAAGGCGACCGCACCCTCGGGGGCAAAGCCTTGGATTGCCGAGTCACAGAAATGACGAACCAAGGCTCTCTTGCTATTGGGGATGTCACCTACCACACGGCCGAGTTCAGCGTGACCGTGATTGCCGCCGGCTAACTAGGAGAAGAAAGAATGG